AAGGCTGCGTTGGCGTTGTCCTCGGTGGTCAGGACGTCCTGCAGGAAGGCGGCGGTTTCGTCGGCGCTGGAGGCCGTGTACATCAGTTCCACGGTGCCCGAGCCGGAGATCAGGCCGCCGACAAATTCGCGGCTGGTGGAGCCGTGATCGGTCACATCCAGCGTGTCCTTGTTGATGGTCAGGGACCAGCTGCGGGTGGATGCAAGGGCAACAGCAGTGGATCCGTCATTTTCGAACTTGACGGAACCTTCCTCGCCACGAAAAAAGGCCATGACCGGAGCAAAACGCTTTGCTCCAGTCTATGACCTAAATCAAGGGGTGTTTGCTATTAGATGGAGGCGGTGATTGCGCCAGAGCTGATGAAGTTGACAGTGACAACTTCCAGCTCACCCACGGTTGCGCTGTAGTCGGCGCTGGTGATGATGCCGGTGAAGGTGATTTTCTTGGTGCCGGAGGTGTCGAGGTAAAGCTCGAACTGGGCGTCGGTTTGGTCGCGGGTGGTCAGGACGTCGTCGATGAAATTCAGGGTTTCGCCTGAACCAGGGGCGGTGTACATGACCTCGGCGCTGCCGCTGCCCGAAAGCAGGCTGCCGATGAACTCACGGCTGGTGGAACCTTGGTCGGTTACGTCCAGCGTGTCTTTGTTGATGGTGAAGCTCCAGCTGCGGGTGGCGGACACTGCGGCAACGGCGCCGGAGCTGTCCTTGAAGCTGATGGAGCCCTCCTCGCCGCGATAGAAAGCCACGGGTCCTTATCAAGTAGGGGTTAGTTTGAGTTTAGTTGATAATCTCCTCGGCGAGTTCCAGGGCAAGCTCAACCTCCTTTTTGGCTTTTTTGGGGGTTGTGGCGATGATTGCTTGCTTTGCGAGGAAAGCGGCGCACCGGGGATCCCAGAGCTTGGGATTGGATTTGCCCTTGACCGCGACGATGGCGGCGAGCATTTCGGGGGTGATTTCCATGATTAGCCGTGGTAAGCGACAGCAACGATCGGCACAACACTAGGCGTGCCAGAACTGATTGAGGCAATACGCATCCGCACTTTGTTTGCGGGTTTGCCGGTGTAAAAGTAGGCGTATTGGCCGTTGGAGTTGATATTTTTGCTGGTATCTAGCTCGAACCAGGTGTTGCCGCCGTTGTAGTTGGCTTCGAAGGACAGTGTGAAGTTGGCGCCGCCTGTTACGACGGCCGCGAAGGTAAATTCGCTGCTGTCGGCGTGGACTTCGAAGGTTTGATTGACCGCAGTCAACGGGGTGGATTGGTGGTGTTCCACCAGATTGGTGCCGCGTGAGATGGTGAGAGCCATTACTTCCTCCGTTTTTTGGCGGTTTTGGCTGCTTCTTTGAAGGCTTTGGCAGTTGGGGCGCCGGGGGTGCCGGGTTTACGCATCTTTTCGCCCGAGCCAGCCTCAATGCGCTTGCGCTTGGCGGCGATATTTGCGTAAAGGCCGGGATCGCCGGGTTTTTTGCGTGGCATGACTACTTCTTGCCCCCCTTTTTGGTCGGTTTTTTGCGCGCCATGCCCGCTTCAGACATCGCAATGGCGATGGCTTGCTTGCGAGAAGTCACTTTTTGGCCCGAGCTGGATTTCAAAGTGCCGGCGCCGTATTCGCGCATCACTTTTTCCACCTTTTTCTGGGCTTTGGTGGGTTTTTTGGCCATCGTGCTGCGGTATTTGTTCCAGTCTATTCGGGTTAATAAAGGCGGTAAGAGGTTTGGCCGAGGACGCCGTGCTTCGCCAGGTTGAATTGTTGTAGGCACATGTACCCAAAGGCGTCGAAGGCGTGGTCAACGCCAAGGTTTTTGTTGGGGAGTCCTGTGCCGGGGGCGTAGGTCAAGGTGCGGAGAGATTTGATTAGTTCCTTGCAGCGGGGGTGAATGAAGGTGCGGCGGGCTCCAGTTGCGTCGAGGAGGGCGGTGTTGACGCAGGTGATCTTGTCGCGGATTTTCCAGGGGGCTTTGGGGCTGGAGACGTTGAAACCGCTGCGGCGCAAGATGTTGTGGTCGGTGAGTCCCACGCCGGATGTTTTGCGGGCGCCGCCGGTGGGGTCCGGGCACGCAATGACGCGGCGCTCCACGCCAAAGCGGCGGGTGACTTCTTCGGCGAAATCCCAGGTGGTAGCTCCACCAGTCAGCATGATTTCGTCGAAAACGTAGAGGGTGTCGTCTTTGCGGACGGCGCAGATGCCAGACATTGGATCCACGTTGAAGTCCACTCCAAGCAGGATGGGTAGGACGCTGATGTCTTCGGCTTCGGTGCTGATGTTTTCGTCGCTGAAGCTGACTGCCACCAGGCCCGAGAGGTTTTCGAAGCTGGCTTCAAATTCTTGGCGGAATGTTCGAGCATCTAACTGGCCTCGGGCGGCTTCGATTTCCTCCGGGGGGACGTTGTCGCCGTCAATCGTTGTGAATTGCCAGCGGCTCCAGTCGGAATCTCCGCTGTCCGCGTATTGCCAGAGTTCGTAGAACCAGCTAGCCGTGCCGTCCGGGGTGGAGATGAAAAGTGCCCAACCCTGTTTGTCCGCTAAAGCGGGGCGGATCACCTCGAACCAGACTTCGCTGGACATGAAGGCGGCTTCGTCCAGCACCACGCCAGCCAAACTGCGGCCGCGTAGGGCCATGGCGTTTTCAGTGCCCTTCAGTTCGATCGTGCTGCCGTTCACCAGCTCGATCTTCAGGTCTGTCTCGTTCTTCGACTTGATCCAGGCTTTCGGGACCAGCTTTTTCATTACCTTCCAGGCAATGTCTTTCGCCATCCGGTATGTAGGGGCGGCATAAAAGAATGTTTCGCCCGGCCTTTCGATCGCCCCACGCAGCAATTCGATACACGACAGGTAGCTTTTTCCGAAACGTCTACCCGCTACTAGCACTCTGAAGCGCTTGCGGCTGCTGAATACCTGCCCTTGTGCGTATCTCAGGTTCAGCGTTCCAGCTGCTTGGGTCATTCTGTAGTAGACGGGTACCTTCTAGGGTATTACAGGATTTCGAACCCCTCCCCCGGGTGTGTAACAGGAGGAGGAATTGGGGTTATATCAGTAGGTTCCTAGGGACTCGCACCAGCCCGCAGAAATCCGCAACCCTCCCCCGGGAATGAGAATGATTATCACTCCCGGAGGGTAAAGGCGCGGCGACGGTTAGCGGTTGCGATCGACGATCAAAGCGGTTGCGCCAGTCGCAAGTAAGACAAGCGAGACGGCTGGAGCAGCAGAGCAAGCGGCCAGGCCGAAGGCGAGGAAGGCGGAAGCGCGAAGCATGGGACGGTTTCCCTAGGTGCTCCCGTATTGTATCACAGAACAGCCCGGAAACTAGGCCTGCCGCTTGTCCGAGATCTCAATGTTGAGGGTTGGTGCTGCCTGGCTCGCCACTTCCTGAGTTAGTTCTCCAGCTGCACGGCCAAGGCTATCTAACAGGTGACACGCAACTTGATAATTTCCCTTGCGAATTGCCTTCTTAAGTACAGCTAACCGTGACGCGGTGATAATGTTCAACATTTCGGCGCGATCTTCTAAACGTTCCTGTTTGAGAAGCTCCATCGCCTTTGCGATGTCATCGTGCGCTGTGCGAATAGAGATGTTGAAGCGAGAGGCAACGAGTTCAGCATTGGCCCGACGCGTATTGCCCTCTAGCAGCAAGCTGTAGGCGTAGTTCACCCGCTCATCCATGCGGGCCTGCGTGCTGCGACCCCCACGCCAGCGCTTTGACTCGTCATTCGCAACGGTCGTAGGTTTCGTTACTTCCTGGCCGTCAGATTCCAGCACGGTTAGAGTCACAAACTCGCTAGCCGTATGATACGCTCTCACGTTTGCAAGCGGCCGCAGGCCGCGCAGCAAAAAGCCCGGCAACTAGGCCGGGCCGTGTGATCGGTAGAGCTCCAGCTCAGACGCTACGGAATACAGCCCACTGGCAGCCGTTGATCTTCTGCAGCCAAAAGCCATCGCCTAGCTCCAGCTCGCGCCAGGCTTCCTCCCAGTCGATGCAAGTGTGCGGCCAGTGGGCTGTGGCTTGGATCATGCCGGCGTCTTCCGCCAGCTGGGCGGCAAACTCTGCGCCAGCTTCTGTCTCGTTGTAGCCTTCGGCCTCGCCTTGGTAGGCGTCTTCATAGTTGTCTGTATCGACGCCGGAAGCGAGCAGATTCTGCACCGCTGCAGCGGCTGCCTCTGGGTCAGAGTCGGAAGCGAAGCCGCAGTGCTCCAGCAGATCCACCCAGTCTCGATCCAGCCAGAAGCCAAAGCAGGCGCCGTCGCCTTCCTGGCTGCCGAAGTAGAAACCGGCCGGGGCCGCTTCCTCTAGCGTAG